TGATCGAACTCCGGCGTGTACTCTTTCATCACCGTTGTGATCTGGTAGTTCATGAAATCCTGCACACGAGACGCCTGCTGGACCTTATCCAGCGTCTCCTTGCCCATTGTCTGGGTTCTGACAGGACCACCAGCCGGCATCAGCTCTTTGAACGCCTGCGCTTGGAACTGGACAATGGATTCAGTAAGCATTGGGTGGACAGCACCTGCTGCACCACGGAATGGCCTGCTGCGCTCTTCAAACTTCAGGCCCAATAGATCAAGGCCCTTGGCATACATCTGCTCCCAGTCACCTCGAGAACTCTTGTCTGCCTCGAAAAACGCCAATAAATCTAATGAAATCTGGGCTAGATCACCGTCGTCCATGTCCTCAGCGAGGTTGTCATAGAAGTCAGGGTCTTTTTCTGGGACCAGCTCTATCTCAAACTCACCGTCGTCAGGAAGCACCACCTCGATCTCGGGCATGTCTTCATCTTCAACAACGACCGTTGTGTTTGGAGCAAGGTTCACTACTTTATCTATTGGCATGGTCTTGTCCTAGATATATGTTCTGTTGTCGTCTTTGCGGTCTACGTCGCCGCCACGATTAAAATACTGCGGATTGTCTGGATCACTCTTCTTCAACATATGCTCAGGGCTTCTCAGTGGTCTTGTCGTAGTGTTCTTAGCCAGAACCAATGGGCCAATCTGTATTACCTGATCGGCAGACGCCACAGGCATTCCTGTGTTTTTATCATAGAAGAAAGAGTGTCGGTAAGGATTCATTCCAACCTGAGTCCACTCAGGATCGTTCAGATACTTTTCGGCCAAAGCTTGGACTTCTTCGACTTCCATATTACGCCACTTACCGTTCATTCTGGCAAATGGGGCCTTGTCTGACTTACCTGATGCCACTTTAAGGGCCGAGTCAGGATTACTGTTGAATTTAACATCGTCCAGAACAGCTACTTTTCCATAGCCTATTGATGGGCCGCTGACTCCCGCGCCTTCGTGCAGAGAAACAACCCACGTATCAAACTGATTGTATGCCGGGATGTCTAGCCGAGAACCGACCATAGTGCCATCAGCGATTTCTTTGTTTAGTCCTATCAAGCCCTTATCAACTTTATTTTGATCAAGCGCATAAGCAATCTCTTCAAAAGAAGAAATCTTAGGGACTTCGGTTATTAGCTCAATAGGACGTAGCTCTTTTACTTTTTGAGCGTAGTCCTCAATAGATATCTTGTTGGCTTGCAGGTCTCGAGCAGCCTCCTCAAGCTCAGGCGTTTGTGCCTGCCTAAAGTCTCCTTTGTTGGCTTCACGCCATGCTTTGCGTTGATCTTCTAAAATTGAAGAGACTTGAGTCTGTTCTATCGCTTTATCTTGGAGGGCCACGGCGTCTGCATACTCTTTAACCACAGGCACATCTTTGGCTCCCCCAAAGTAGTCAGGGTCGTGTACAAAGAAAACTATGTCGGGTTCGCCGTTGTTGTGCTTTTTAAATGTGTTTTTGTCCCAATTATCCGGCGCAAACTCATCGTTCCATGGCAAACGAGCCACGGGCCTAAAACCTACACGTTCGTATATATCAGGTAAATAGGTGTCAAAGGCGTCCAGCTTCTTGCCGCCGGCCTGAACTGCTGCTTGGAGCATGGCATAACTACCGCGACGAGGCTCGTTAGCAGAAGCAAATACAGCCACGATGTCGCCGTCTGGCTTGATGGCAAACCCGCTGCCTGATTCTGTACGGAACAATCGAGCGTCTGCCAGCTCTTCTGGAGACTTGATATCAACCTGAGCAGCCATTGGGTTGGAGGCCATCGCCTGAGTCATGTCTGCGTTATATGCTGCAGCATTCGCGGCTGAATCCACCTGCCTAATTACAGGTAGAGAAAGAGACGCGCTTTGGTACTGTGTCAGAGCATTCTGGTCAGGGCTAAAAGTTAGAAGCCCATCGCGTCCATCTGTTCCGACAGTTCCTCTCGTGTAAGGCCCGGCCTCTTGGCTAAGATTTCGTCCATCAGGCCCTCCCGAAACTCCTCGGGTCGATCTTGCGACGTTGGCTGCGTCTCTACGGAAGGCTGTGAGGAAGTCTCCCCTTCGTTCAGAAAGGGCGCCCCGACCTTGAATATCCCTGACATCGCCTGATCTAAGGCTTCCGTCGGGGTTGGCGTTCTCGAATTGTTTCGCTGCTTCATCTAATTTTCTCCTGTCTACTTCGGGCCTAGTGTACCAAGGACCAGTGATAGACTCGGTAACCTTAAACCCTGTAGGTATTATACCGTTTGATGGCTTCTTTACAAATGCCTCAAACTCCTTCTGCCGTTCAGGCGTCATCCGGACAATACTACCGTCAGACAACGGGTATTCAACTATGGGTCCTTCCAAAGCTTGGCGGTATGTCATTCCAGAGGAAAAAGTGCCCGGCTTGCCTTCTGTCACGCCTCCACCAATAGGTGTTCCGCTTCTAACTGCTTGGAGCGTGCTGTGTGAAACCCCTTGGTTTCCTTCAATCAACCATGTTTCCCAGTGCATCCTGCCAATAGAACCGTCTTGTGGACGACCTATCATCTTGTATGCCTGAGACACTGCGTCTCCCATGCCGTTTTCTAGCATTTCTGTCAGCATCAAGCCACGCGGTCCTACCAGTATTTTGCTCAAGCCGCTTTTGTTTATACCGTCATAAATGTTCTTGCCTTCATATCGACCGTCATCCCACAAATGGCGAGACTGTATTCGGTCCATGACCAGCATGTCGTCTTTGCCGCCCACCAAACCTATGAACGAAACAACCTTATTGTCTATGCCGGGCTTATTTGTAAGCCGGAAAAACTGACGCCTAAACTCTGGACCAGAAACCTTAGGGTTAGCCAAGGAGTTGTGGAGGAGCCTAAGTGCCGGGGCGTTAGTGCCTTCTGCTGTTTGTGAAAGCGCATAAAGCAACTTGCCTGCAGCGTTAGCGTTCATTGTAACCTGCTTGGCCGGAGAGCCTTCTGGAAGACTTCCTTTAACCATTTCTTCCCACGCAGAAAGATCACTTTCGGTAAACTCTCCTCTGGCCGACTTGGCTATAAATGGCTGGGCCTTGTCCAACAGATCAATAAACGCGGCCTCCTGCTGAACCGGGCCGGCACCCCTAGATAGGATTCCCCACATAAACAACCTGCCGGTCATTTCAGGAGTAGCCATCTGAGAGTTGTACATGTTTCTTATCTGGTTCACATAGCCAAAACCCTCGTCAACACTGGCTTTCAGCTCTGGTGTCAACTTATCTAACTTGGCTGCAAGAAGAGCGGGATCGTTATTGTATTTAACCGCTTGGGATGGGGGCGCTGGTAAGTAATCGCCGCCAAAAGCCTCTGCTTCTGTGTTTTTCCAACTCTGCTCACTGGTCAGTGCGTCAGGATGCCTTGCGATTGTGGCGTCAATGTTGGCGATCACTGCGTCTTTGTTTTTTGGTGTAAAACTCTGAACAACAGGTGTTTCTGCTTTTTGGCCGGTTCCTTCTACCAAAAGTTCTGGGGGCAGTGCGTGACCCTTAGCGTTCTGATCAACAATGCCTTGCCTCATTGCTGTGCTGCCTATGTCAGTAAACGTGCCGCCCGCCACGCTCGCCAATAGCTCTGCCGCCGTAGAGTCCGGCATAAACTCACGCGCACCTGCAGCCGCAAGCTCACTGCCGCCATACGCCGCAGTCTCTCTGCCTAAACTAGGAAACAATCGACCTAACTCTGTGGCCGCTACAGTGCCTGCCTGCTTGGCTCGAGCAAACGGCAATATCTGAGTAGCCACAGCAGCCGGGGCATACGGGTCATAACCCGCTACGCCCGCACTTTCCTGCAACCTCTGAGACACCGGCACAAACGGCTTGGTCTCTATGCCCAAAGCTTCCGCGCCCTTCTTGACGCCCAGCTGGGCTAAATCACCAAGGCCCACGGTCATGTCCAACGCCGAGCCTATAACCGGCTGCGTTACGTTCTCGAAAAACGACTGATTGAGCCTGTCCAACATGCCACGGCTCTCGGTCCGTGTTTCTTGATCCGTGTCGCTTGGTGCTTGGGCCGCGGACCTAGCGTCCTGCTCCATTGCCTGCCGGTCTAGCTCGAGAAGCTGTTGCTGTAGTGCATCGAAATCAGTTTCGGGTACGCTCCCGCCGTCGGCGTACCCTTCAGGCTTTTTTACAGCACCGCCTTCTGCAAAGAACCTAGTTCCCATTGTCGGGTCCCTGAGGTCTCTGGCTTGCAGAGCGCCAGTCGCGCCTGCGTAACCGCCGGTCAAGGTAAACGGTGTCCGCATGCCGGATTCCATTTCCTTCAGCCCAAAGGTGTTGTAGTGGTTCGTGGCGAACTGCTCAAGGGTCATGTCAGAAGACATGCGGCCCTCGTTTATCTGAGTATTGAAATCCTCTACCACGTCAGGATTGAGGGCAATGTAGTCCGCTATGGTGCCGGTTTGTGATGGAGTAAACGCTCCGGCCCCCGCGTCTGCCGCAGCACGCGCCTCTCTTGCCTGCTCCTGTCTCATCAGAGCATAGAGCTGGGACCTAGACAGGCCGCCACCGTAGCTGCCGGTTCTTTCCAGCAACGGGCTATAGCGCATGTAATCCTCTTCGCTGCCGCCAGTAAGCTGACGGAGGTCCTGAGCTGCGCGGCCTCTGGTGTAGCGATTAAGCTGGGAAGTTGGCATCAACGTCCTCGGGCGGCTCGTGACAGAAGGTGGCGTGAAGCTGAACCCTGATCCGGTGGCCGAGAGCAGTTGTGCAGCAGGCACGTAATCAAAGCCTACGAGCTGCTGCTCCCCGAAGATATCTTCTGTGACCTCGGTCCGTGGGTCGCTTTCCCTGAACGCTACGTCTAGCGCGGGTTCACCGGGGCCGAATATGCCGGGATCGGTGCCAAAACCCTCAGAGGTATACACCGTGGGGGCCGTGTAAGTGTCTTGGGTTTGGGGAAAGGAGTCCACTACAGGAGGAACTACAGGAGGCTTTTCAGGCTCTGGGATATTAAACAGAATGCTGGGGTCTATGCCTGCCGCTTGAATATCTGCGATCGTATAGCCGCCTTCCAGTGCAAGCTCTCTCAAAAGGCTTTGCTCCGCTGGAGTTATGCCACCCTGCTCTACTTTGGCCAAGTATTCTCTGGCCTGTCTCTGAAGAGACTCTACGCCGGGATCACCCGCTGCGGTGCGCGCTGCTGCTTCAGCCGCTAGTACAGGATTGGCCGTATACGCGGACTCCACAGTGGTTGGCAGATCGACCCTTGGACCAGTAGCAGGAGTAGTGAATATCTTATCCAAGACATCCTGCCCAACACCGGCGTTGATGAGGTCAGTGTTACTGATCCCCGATTCCAGCATGGCGTTGTAGGCTTCAACGCCTATAGGCTGATTGCCAGCAAACTGGCCTTCTCCGGCCATGTACTTGTCAGCAAGGTCTCTCAGGTTGGCGTAGTAAGTCTGCACGCCCTCTTCACCGCCGCTCTCAAGAGCGCGTTTATAGGCAGCGGATTGGTCGTAAGCAGCTTCTTCAGAAAGGTTTATGTCGCCGCCGTTTGCCATACGCAAAGGCAGCTTCGAGAGCATCTCTCGAGCGGAAGGACCGGGCATAAGGGCGTCCCCTTAATTCGTTAGTAGTCCGGCCATTCTATCCTAATAATACTCAGGCACAAGGTCTCCGGTAGAGTCTTCCTCGGGTTCGTCCGAATACAGCGAGATGAAATTGCCTGCTCGGAATCGCATCAGAGCCTGAGTCGTGCTGTCCACCATGTCGTCATTATCGCCATTCGGAAAGGCCGCACACTCCTCGATCAACTCTTCAGCCCACTGAGTTTCAGGCGCCCAGACCATGCCAGACTCCAGAATCGGCGCGACAGAGTTGGCTCTCGATATCTTATCCTGCCCCGCTCGCCGACCGCCGGGAGAGTACATCGTGACAGGAATACCAACACGCCGCAGTTCCTGCTGAAGCGTGGTCCCTGTCGCTTTGGCCTCGATCAGGACATTATCAGGCTGCCAGTAGTCATACTGCTCCTTGGCCAGCCGTTTAAGCTCAGGGAAGTCGTAGCGCCCCTTTCTTACATCTACCAGCAGGATATGTGGCCCCGAGTCCTCGCTGGGATAAAACACGCCCCACGTCGTAATGACAGAGTAATCAGCCGTCTCCTTTTTCGAGTAAGCCGTGTCGTAAGACTGAATGATGTAGTCTAGACGGGGCATATAGTCATGCTCCCAGATGTTCCACCACTCCCGCTTGAGTATCGCGCCCTCGTCCGCAGTAGGACGCTGCTGGTACATGGCATTCCATTTCTGGACCGATAACGACGCCCTGACAGCCTTGAGTTCCTCCAGCTTCCAGAAGGATGGCCATAACGGACGTTCGTTCTCCTCGCCCTCGTCAAACACAGCAGGAAACTCAATAACCTCCCACTGGTCCGCGTTATGTGAGGTCTGAGCCTTGATCAGGCGTGCAGTCAGGTCCTTCGTACCCCAACGGGTCATCACAATGACTACCGCGCCACCGGGCTGCAGTCGGGATCGAGGTCCAGAGGTGTACCATTCCCACGCATTGTCTAGCGCCAGCTGGGACTGAGCGTCCTGTTCCGAGTGCGGATCGTCAATGATCAAGAGGTCCGCACCACGACCCGTCATCGCACCGCCTACACCAACAGCAAAGTATTCCCCACCGTGGTTCGTGTCCCACCGTCCAGCAGCCTTGCTGTCCGCTTTGAGCTGCACCGCGTCAAATAACTGCTGATAGGTATCAAGCTCCATCAGGTTACGGACCTTCCGGCCAAACCTCACGGCTAACTCGCCGGTGTGGGTCGCTTGGATGATCTTGGTCGTCGGACGACGGCCCATGATGTACGCCGGAAGCAGGTAAGATGCAAACTCAGACTTCGTGTGTCTGGGCGGCATGTTGATTATCAGCCGCTTCAGCGTGCCGTCGGCTATACGATCAAAGGCCGCGGCCATTTTCTCGTGGTGACTGGACAGGATTGCCTCTGGCCAGACGTATTGGCAGAAACCCAGAAAAGAATCCCTGCCGTGTTCTTGTGCTTCTAGCAAAGCCAGCCTGAGTTCTAGCTTGAGTTGTTCCGCTTCTATCTCAGGAGGTATTTGAGCTGCTTGCATAAGGACCCGTTTTCGTTTGAATTTTGCAAAAATTTTTGCGGGTTTTGATTTTCCAGACAAAGGGGGTGGGTTTCAAGGTGTTCCACGTGAAACATCAAAAGCCATTTTTGTTTCGGCCAGAATTATTTATGTGAAATCTGTCTTAACCCCCGGCGGCGCGGACAGTGGTCGATTTTTGATCAATCCATCGAACGAACGCTCGATCGACGTACCGGATTGGCCAAAAGGGACCCGTTACTTCCGGTAATAGTAATTACCGGAATTAGTGATTCGTTATAAATCAAGCACTTACGTGATCCGAGGGCCGCGGACCGGGGGCAACCACTACATGTTGTGGTCGGGCGCCTCGAGGGCCTCGGCCCGGGCTTCCCGGGGGATGGTCAAAATTTGACCAATTTCGACGCGAAATCGGGGTCTCCCCCATTATGGTTCAGGCCCCGACCGCCCGCCTGTCCTTTCTTGGTTTATTTAAAGTGCCGCGGCGTGGCAGGAAAATGGAAGTGAGTAGACCAGAAATGGATCAGTCAGTGTTATACGGCTGCGTCAGTCTGGACCTCAGGGCATCCCAGTCAACGGCTGCCAGAGGCCACTGGAGGACCGCTGGCACGTCTATTCCGCTTTCCATGAGGGATACCGCCTGTTTGCCGTGATAAAGCCTCAGCTCGATCTCAGTGCGTCTGGTGGTGCCCTTCGGGTGATACTGCACCAGAATCCACGTCGGCAAGCCCATCATGCCGTGCTTCAGGTTGAACGCCACTTGGTGCGGACTCAGCCGGACCTTGCGTCCCCGGCTCACCACCTTCAGCTCCACCATCACGAAACCCCCGTTCGGGATCGCGATCAGGCAGTCCGGCAGGCCCAAACCCACCCGGTTCTCCAGCCTCGTGATCACTACGTTCGGCAGGTTCTCCTTCACTCTCTGATGCAGGCTCGACTCTGGCTTTTTCGGCATCCCTGAATTGCTCAATGATTGATGGCTCTTCAGGTTCTGATTCTACCTCAGGATCGTCCTCGAGGTCCTCAGGCGTCACGTCAATGATTTGTTTAGGTGGCGGGCCGCCATACATTGCCTTGATCTCTTCAAGCTTACGGCGCACCTCATCGACGCTCATGCTGTCAATCGTGCCGTGCCTGATCTCTTTTCTGTCCACGTAGATCGTGCCCAGTGCCTGTCCCCGGCGGTACTCTGCAGTGACAGCGGCGCCATAGTTCCCTGCATCCAGTGCAGCATCGCGGATGTTCTGCAGGTCGCGCAGGTGCCTCTCGATGTTCGTGCCGTATTTCTCGGCCACGTCCTTTCGATACTGCTGGATGGCTGCCACCACTTGAGGGTTCTGTCTCGGGTCTGTCAGGGCGTGTGCGTCCTTGTGGGCGGTCTTGGGGTTGTAGCCTGCAGCTATGGCCGCCTGCTTCAGTGTTTGTTTACCTTCGCCGTCTACCAGCTCTGTGATGAACTTCCATTGCTGCGGCGTAACAGCCTTCTCCTGATCCTTCAGCTCACCTACGTCAGCCTGCAGCCGCTTTTCAAGCGACCGCTTTTTCTTATCAGGTTCTACGGGGCTGCTGTTGAACAGCTCCGCCATGCGTTTGGAACTACTCGTCATGAAATTCTCCTGCAAACCCAGATGCCGGGCTTGAATTGGTAGACAGTGAATTGTTTGCCGGGGTTCTTAGCCTTGAACGTGGCTATTGCGTTACGTGCTTTGACGGCTCTCTCTTGGCTCATCAGCACAAAGAAATCATTTACCACCATAGCAGCAAAAGGATAGCGAGTGCGCCCGGAGGCAGTATGTCCGACGCTGTGACAGCGTGCTTTGATGGTGTTACGCCGTGTAACGGCAGATTTGGCATTTTCAGGCTTTTCAGAATTGTCGCTCATTCACAGATTTCCGCTTTGCAACCGTTCTATATACATTGTTTCTCAGAAAAATTTTTTATTAATCAATAAATTAAAAGTGGAGGTACGTCTCGTATCGATTTCTATTTTGTATACACTGTTACGTCTGTTAAAAAATAGGTGTTACACCAAAAGTTACAGATTTCCTTATATAAAACATACACTTAACGAAGTGTAACGTCTGTTACATTGTTTTTGACAAAAAACACCTTAATACCCTTTTTTTTCAGGAAACAATGCTATAAGGGCAAAACAGACGTAACACGGCGTTACACCCCTAAAACTCCTTTTTCCTTGTCGGATTGCCATAGGCATCATACTCCCGCCAGACCGTCCGGTTGTCCGTGGACCGTGGTACACCACCCTTGGTTGTATAGTACTTTGCCTCTTGGGCCGACAGCCCTGCCGGTATGCTCTTGATGCGCCCACCGTCATTCAAGAAAGCCTCGATATCCTTCTCGAGGCGCTCTCTGAGTTCTGCTTTCTCATTCTTAATCGTCATGGTGCAGGTAATCCTCCACGTGCTGCAGCAGCTCCCCGGCGTAGTCCACGGACTCGATAGCCAAAACGTCTGGATCGAGTTTTGCCCCGTGGCGCGTGAGCAGCGCATGCATGGCCATGCCACTCAAAAGAGTCATCAATGCTTTGTCTTCGTCGTTCACAGCTCCACTCCTTTCTTTCTGAGTCTATTGTACATATGGTTCAGGGCAATTTTGATATCGGCTTTGGAGCCGCCGAAATAGATCGATGCGAGGTTTTCCTCGACCAGCATGTCATTGACGCATTGATTACGGGCCTCATCGAGGTATATCCGGGCGAGGTACCTGCCGAACTTACCTTTCTCAACGGTCCAGATCGGGTACGTCTTGCCGACCTCGAGCAGCTCCTGCACGCGGGCCTTGGCCATCAGTCCGACCTTCTTCTCGATGGGGTCCCGGGTCCGTGTTTCTGGGGTATCGATCCCATGCAGCCTAAGGCGCTGCTTGATTCGCATGTCGAAGCCCACGTCTATCCAAGCGTCCACGGTGTCGCCGTCAACGCAGCGGATGATCTCCGCGTTGTACCTGTACTCACTCATTCTGTCCCCCTTGGATAGCGAAAGTTGTAGGAAGTCTCGTTCTCCTGAAACAAGACGGCGCCGTTGGACTCGTGGAACTTCTTTGCCATGTCGGTTTTGGGCGACAGGGTGATCACTGGGAACTCATCCTTCAGCTTGTATAACAAGGCGTTGATCAGGCGGCGTCCGGCTCCTTTCTGGTTGGACCAGAGCGAGTAGGGCACGACGATCTCCCCGGGTTCCATGTGCGCGATGTCCTCGAGGTCCGACTCCTCCTCGGGGACATACTGGGCATAAGCAAGGCACACCACGGCGTCTGTGGAGACGCCGAAGCCCTGCTTTTCAATTAGAGCGTAGACCTCAAAGGGTTCGTCGAAACGCCTCTGAGGACCTCCTAAGAGGTCCTCGGGCCTTACTGGGTCCTGCTCGATTATTTTTAGAAAATCGAGGTCGCATTTAATCAGCATAGCTGTAGTGACCTCCCTCTACTCGGATGAGCTTGTCATCTCCGGCTTTGACCTCCTCGAACAGCTGCTCTGCCTCTCGTGAGCTGCGGGCCTCGACCATGTATTCCAGCACCCTGTTGCCACACTGGGCGAAGCAGGTGAACCATCTCATTGCAATTTCCTGTTTCATTCTCCTTTCTCCTTACAATCGGTCGTCATATTGACTGACCGGGGGGATTTCCTCGGGGTCCGGGGCGCATGCTTCTGTTTTCCCGGGAAAGCACACGTTGAGCGTGTCGCGGCGTGCCTTCTGCACCATCTCGACGAGATCGGACAGCACTCGTGCTGGGTCCTCCAGTACGTCACCGAGCAGCTGAGCTATCTGCAGCTCGTCAAACTGACCGATGTCATCGAGGTGCCTGAGTACATGCTCTCGGCTTTCCTTTTGAGTCTTTTCGTAAAACGCTAATAGGTCTGTCATTTCACCCTCCATATACGGATTCCAGTTTCTTCGGGTGCCGACACAAAGCGCCAGCTGCTCCCATCTGAGTTAGTGCGTCGGCCTTCTGTGGCCTTCGCGGCTTTGTAAGCTTTGTCTCCGACCTTGCCGCCGGGCACGTAAACGCTCTGCCCGATCTGCATTCTGCCGAAAGGGTATTTCGACTTTCGGACCTGCCCGGTTGGAAAGGGCACTCCATCTTCGATTTCCACAACTTCCTCCTTTCTAGTTATTGCAGTTGATAGCCGGGTCATATGCCGGCCAGCCTTGGTCCCCGTTGCTTGATTCGTAAAGCGCGACCATGTCGCAGTAGTCAGACGCATGGTCCTTGGCATCTGCTAGGTCGGCCTTGCCAGCCCAGCCGAGGGCGGCCACGAGGGCCGCCGTGAAAAGTAGTGCTCTCATTACAACCCCCACCGAACTCTGCAGACGGGGCCGATGCCGAGGCGTACAGACTCCTCGTTGGTGAGCAGCCTGCCGCAGCAGCTGCAGCTTCCGGTCTGGTGACCGTGAGCCGTGAGCGCAGCCAGAGGGTCCGCGGCCAGTGTCTGAAGCTCCTGAGCGATCTCAGCGCGGGCTTCACGGATGGCGAAGAACTTGCCCTCAGGGCTGATCTTGCCGGCGTAATCGCCGTTGTCCTTGACGTACAGGCAGCCGGCGTTGCGACCGTTTTCCGGGGCGATTGACACGCGCAGACCGTGGACGACCAGTGCAGGCTTCTTGAGGCCGTTGCTCCGGGCACTGTCGAACAGCTCGCGGATGCGAGTCAGGTCGATAACCGGGGCGTCAGCCTCACGCTGGGCACGCTCTGCGTTGCGAGCGGCGTCGCGCTCCTGCTGCTTAGCATAGCCCTTGACGACGCAGGCCAGCTGCTTCTCGGACAGCTCGCCATACTTGCGGGCCTTGGCCAGCAGGTCCTGATAAAAATCGGACCAAGTCGCGGCAACCAGCCACTGGTAACCGGCGTCGCCGATGGCGCCCTTGATCTGGCGCTCGCCATTGCAGGCGTTCTGGAATTCCTTCTTGGCCTTGCGCTCAACGCGCTGGATGCGGGCCTTCTTGCGATCGGCCTCGGAGGTCAGGAAGTAGCCCTTGCCGCGGCAGGCGAAGCAGTCTTCGCGATCTTGATGGATGCGGACGCCACGATACAGCCCGGTGCCGCCACACTGGCCGCAAGGATACTGCTCGGTCTTGGCGTAGGGGCCAGTAGAGTTAGTGGTGGGAACGGCGTCAAAGTCGTCCTCAAGGTCGAAAAAATTGATATCTGACATGGTCTGTCTCCTTTCTAGGTGGCCCCCCTCCCGGGGGGCCTTGATCAGTGGTTTAAGGCAGTAGTTTATAACCAAGAGTTTCGCCTACCTCGTCAAAAAGCTCTTCGACTTGAGGCCTGTCAATGATCCACGGGCCGTCTCCGTCTTTCTCGGCTTTCCATTTAGCCTTCAATTCGTAGCTGCCGTCATTTGCTATGACTGCGACAAGACCT